AATCTTGCGTGTTTGATATCCATCACATGCAACATAAACAACATCCGCTGATTGCGTATATCTGATTTTTGAAAGGTCTTCCTCTGCCCATGGAGCAGGAATCTCCATATCACCAGAAACCTCAATAGAGCATGAAGAGACAATTTGCTTTGCTTTTTGCAGAGACGTAAATTGAAGAAAGAAAGAGGATCCTGTAGGAGTGAAAACAAGGCTATGTGTTCCCTCACCAAGCGTTGTTTCAGGTATTAAATCATCCGCGCCCGATGTTTCACCCAGCCTGAATGTTACCTTACCGCGTGCAACAACAATACGCACGGCATGTTCCACACCCTGATCAGCACCAGAAACAGTGACCTCCTGCCTTCTGCCAGCAGCATCAAAACCTGTACCAACAAGCTCAAGCTGATCATCTGTAGTATTAATGGTGGAAGCAGCAGCGCCCTCATCAATGTCTGTCCATCCCGTAGCAGCAGAAAAATCATCGCTCTGAATGGCTGTAGACACAGATGGACGTGTAACAATCTCATCATCAACCTTTACACGCATAGCCTCATCAGTGACCTCAATCCCTGCTGTATCAGACTTTGCGAATATAAAAGGAATGTAATATGCCTGCGCATTATCTTTTGTAGCATAAAGATATTCACCACCGGGTCGAAGAGACATAGAACCAAGAACCCTTGGCATAAAATTTGTTTGCTCCTCTGCGGAAAGCGCTGTACGGCCAATATCCGTGCGTGCAAGAGCAAGCCTACTGATCATGCCACGATTAAATGCTAATAAAGGAACAGCCTGACGCGCCATTATGTTGTCCACCTTCCTGATCTTGGTCTATTGTTCTTACCAGCACGCGCACCGTTCCATGAGCCTTGTGGCTTAAATTGTACGGGACGATTAACACCGTCTTTGTTTTGCGCATCTTGCAAACGCTTATCCATGATGCGCTCAAGCTTTGCCATATCCGTTTTCACACCAGTCAGGCGCGGAGCAACTTCAAATGCCATATAGGATTGTACATACTTAGAGAAAGTCATAGGCCATAACGATAAATCACGACCATATGAATCGTCATCTGACACATACCCGAAATAAAGCTCATCAATGTCAGAAAACACATAATTTGCCTCATCCCTATATTCAGTAAAATCAGAGTTGAAATATTCATCTGTGGATAAAGCAACTGTGCGCACATAATCGGACGGCTTCTCAAATGCATACCGATATCCAAATGTAGGAGAAACCGTTGCGGAAGCCTCCCATTTAATTGTACGGGTAGCAAACTGCCACTGACCCTGTTCAAGACAATACTTTACAGCATCCTCATCCCAAACATCGTCAAGCAAACGGCGCGGCTCTCTGTTTTCATTTAAGAGAACCTTACCCTCTCCACATAAACGCAGTGCGCCTGTGTATAGTTGTTGCTTAGTAATGGCCATTTGCTACTCCATAAAGGTTACAGTGCCGATAAATAGTCTTTCAACCAAGCCTCAGCAGCGGCTTTTGATTCAAGACTATCAACAAGATACTCTTTGTCTGATTTGCGTTGCACACCAAATTTACGCTTCTTACCAATATACAGAGGAGAATAATTTTCCGGGTCATTGGCATCGCGCAAAGGCTCATTCTTTTTGTCTTCGATTTTCTCTGGTTTATGAGAAACAACATTGATTGATTCCATTTCAGACGTATCAAATCCATTAAAAAACTCACTTGGTCTTTTAGGATATGTCAGGCTCAGGATAAGAACATGCGCATATAGATTGTCAGCCTTAACACACAATAGCTCCATATACTTGGATCCGTCAGACCAAATAACACTAATTTTAGGGAAGGCACGCCCCTGCATGCAGCTTTTAAGTGTATTGCCATGGTTAGACCAAAACTCTGGGCGACACACATCCTCTGGCGTTGTTAGCAAATCATCAATTGTAACAATAATATTTGCCTGCTCATACTCACCGTATTTAAAGCCGTGCAAGGGAAGTTGTTTCAAATCTTTTTGTTTCTGTTGTGCTGCTTTACTCATAGATAAAACTCCTGTTTTTTTAGATAATATATAAATTGTAGGGGAGGCACTTTGAGGCTTCATTATGAGGCAAAAGAGAAAAAAGCGCAATGTCACAAAAAAGGCCTGATGGACGTGGGGTGAACATCAGGCCTTTGTGTGTGGGTATAAATAAGATATCAGGCAAATCTTAATAAAAAGTAAAGAAACCCGCGAACAGGAAGACGCGGGTTTCCATAGCAGCAAAATGCTGTTTTCTGTTAGTCGGTGTCAGTGCTGTGTGTTGCACCTGCATCTGCAAGATCAACTGAATCATCAGAAGATGAAACAGAGGTAACAATATGCGTTGACACTGTATAAGGTGTTGCATTCGTATCGTGAACATCGACCAAATCACCAACCTTCATGCCAAGTAATTGACCGTTTGTGATGTAGCCTGCGGCACGAACAGCGGATGCAGCATCCTCAGATTTGTATTCCCATCGCTGACCAGTACCGGCAAGGCCAGTGCTGACTAGGATAGGTGGATTGGATGTTGAATAAGCCATAAGCTTCTCCTATTTCTAAAATTTAACTTAAATATTCATACTCATTAAGTCTGTGCAAAGGCGGGTTGCCCCGCCTCTGCATATTCAATTATGAGATTGCTGAACCATTATGGTTCATCTGAACAAGGCCAGTAGATTGCAATACACCAGAGCCGATGAAAGCAGAGCAACGCGCAAAAGAGTAATCATCCTCTTCGTTGTAGTTGGCTGCAGTCATAATCAACTCACTTGGCGCGGCAGAACCGATTGCTGTTTCATGATACATAAAACATTTCTCAGCAGACGTACCAGCGCCCGGCAAGTTAGGATGCACAATCCACTTAACACCCATCCACATGTAATAACCAGTTTGGTCTTTCCATGCCGCATCGTTGTTATCCGCAGGCTTTCTGGACACATAATCAGCAGAGGCAAACTCTGTAATTGTGTGTAGATAACCAAGGAATGCAGGCGTAATCGCTGCCCATACACGACCATCAAGAGGCACTGATGCGTTACCAAGCTTTGTTAAAGCTTTAATAACCATGTTTTGAGACGCTGTAGCCGCTGTACCTGTAGTCACAGAAGCACCACTTTCCATTGTCTCAATTAGATCAAGATCAATCTCACGGTTAATAACACTCATTGCAGTATCTTGCATGATACGGCGACCATCACCTTGCGATGCAAAGATATTAAAGCCTGTACGTTGAGGCTTATCATGTACTTCACGCAAAGGAACGGTGGTCTGTGTCAAATTGTCAGGGCGACCCGGAATGCGGCCATTAGTACCGCGTGTTGCTGCGCGAACACCACCACTGTCAGCAACTAAGAATGTGGCCTGATTACCTTTGACCATAACCTCATTTGTTACAGAATCGTGCAATAGACTTTTTGTTTGTTCAAATCCGCGGATGAACTCCTGACGGAATTGGGTCTGAAAGGCTGTATCTGCCATAATAGACTCCTCCTATAAAGGGTTAATAATGATGTAATGATTTTTTGCGTCAGGGTGGCTGTGTGCTTTGTGTGAAGGGTGGCCTTGCGGGGCTTCACTGAAAGTTACAGGGCTGACATATGTATTCTGTGTACAGGGCTGTGGAACACAGGGTGGCTGTACTGAAAAAAGTATCTCATAAAAAAAAGGCCAATGCAACAAGCATCAGCCCTTTTTGGCCAATTAACAGATTAAGCCTGTTTCTTATAACGATCACGCGCACCAATAAGCTTGCGGTATCTTTCCTGTTTGGCTTCGTCTTTATACCAAGACTTAGTATCCATCTGTGACTCAAGGTTCTTAATTTCTTCCTCAATAGCATCAATGTTATCAATCCCTGTACCTGATGTCTGCGCACCAAGGGGATTAATATCTCTCTGTATTTTAGAAAACATTGATATAAAAGTTGGGGAACAAAAAAGAGGCGTACCATCAGCAAGTCTTGCGCCTTCAAAATCCTCTCTGGCATCGGACGGCACATAGCCATCAAGAAAATTATGCATTGCCTGCATGTTTGCCTGATAATCAGCACCCCACTCAGTTTTAAGCTCAACAATTGCGTCTGTGGATAGCTTTTCATCATTTGCCGCAATTTGCTCTGCCTGCGCTGCCTGCATGTCCACATATTGCTGTAATGCGGATCCAACAAACTCTGGTGATGCGTTTATCTCATGCATCTTTTCAAGGAAAGGTTTTGTTTCTTCTGCGATATCTTCACCAAGAACCAAGCCCTCTGGAAGTTTATCAAGATATCCATCAGCGGTTTCAGGAATGCCATTCTCCTCACGATATTTTGCCACTTCCTCATCCGTAGGATTTTCACTCAAACCCTCTTTCTTGTGGCCACCGCTGCGAATAAGCTTATCTTGTTCAAGAACCTTATCAATCAAATCCTTTGGCGAATTAAACCTATTCAAATATGCAAGTTTCTTTTGATCATCGCCTGCATAAGACTCGCGCCATTTATCAGACCAAACACCGCTCTCCTCATCACCCGCACCTGCATCGTCTGAATCCTGATTGTCAGCGCCTTGATCACCTGCACCAGTGTCAGCATCAGCATCGTCACCACCTGCGCCTTGATCACCTGCACCAGTGTCAGCATCACCTTGGTCATCCGCACCTGAATCCTGATTGTCAGCGCCTTGATCACCTGCATCAGCACCACCACCTGCGGCTCCATCACCTTCATCTTGGTTAAATAGAAACGGCAATGCGCCGTAATGTAATAAATCTCTAATCATTTTCTTCTCCTGTTAAAGCCAGTAAGTTAATTTTCAATAGGCCTATAATTTGCTGCCCAACAAATGCGCGGCCTAACGCAAAGTCAGTGTTTCTTCTCCCGTCTTCACCGGGATAAAATGCAGGTTCATACGCGCGCGATGCATCGTTAATAATCCACTGCAATGCCTTTTTCTGTTGATGCTCTGTTGCCTCACCAGCGGAAATTGCCTGTAACGCCTTAATAACGTGCTTTGGCGGCTCTGCTGGTTTATGTGGCGCTTCAATGTCTTTAGGCTTAATCTGCCTTTTATTTCCTGTACTCATAATTTAATTTCCTGTTACTGCATTTCACTTGCTGCTTTTGCCATGTTTGCAGCGCCTTTAGAGCCTTTCTCAAGCATTTCCATTTGCTGCGCTTGCTGTATTTCTTCCTGCCTTTGCTGCATTAAACGTTTCACTTCTGCATCTTCGCGCATCCATGATGCAGGCGTACCAAGGGCTTTCAACGTTTCACGCAACGCTGTAGCACCATCAACCATAAACGGCGCTGATGGATCCATTTCCGCGGCCTGTGCCAAGATGTTTCTTGTCTCCATAAATTTCTGAGCATCCTGCCTGTCCACAGCATCATGTAGAGGGGATGAGAATTTAAACTTAATCTCTTTACCGCGCAGAGAATCAGGAATGTCAGCAGGCGCACCGAAAGCGCCCTCACGCATAAGGATTTCAAAAGTATGCTCACACACAGAGCCGTTATATTCCATTTCCATGGGTTCAAATAAAGGCAAAGCATTGCGGATATATTCCTCAATACGCTGACCAACTTCAAACGCGGTCATGTCTCCGTTATCAGCAGGAGGAAGAGAAAGCTTATTAAGATAGAAAGCCTCCATGATTGTGGCCTTGATATCCTCACGCATATCCATACCAAAAGGCAAAGCGCCATAATCCTGATTAATCGGGCGAAGAGAATCACCAAGGCGCTCATCATATTCCTTATCGACCCACGTCACACCGCCTGCATAGATTGAAATATCACTGCGCACAACATCGCCCTGCGCTATCATTGGTGGATTAACAGCCTTTTCACCTGCCTCAAGAAGTGTAAGCGTCATGGCCTGAATAAGACGTGCATCTGGAAGCGCTGCAACGGTAGCAGGAGAATAACCATACTGGCTACCCGCAACGGTCTGCCAACGCGGTATTGAATAAACGCATGTCCATGAGCCTGTTTCCTCAATAACCCTGCAATGCTGAACATCAACATAAACTGAAACATAGGGTGTTATAAATTTCTTACCATCACCGGCCGCAACCTGATATTGATCCACAGGCAGGATAATGTGCCGCACATCAAACTGTGTATAAGCATTCTTATTTGAATTGGTGGTGCATTCAACAATCTTGCTATCAAGTTTATCCGTACCAAACATCTGCACAAGCTCACGTGCTGTTGGCTTCCATCGCCTGTGGATAGTATCCACCTTACCCAACATGTTTTCTTTCCACACCACATCACGCAAATGCCAACATCTATAAATCAGCGCTGTGCGTGTGCGGTTTAACTCTGTGGATATAACGGCATTACCAAACGTCACAAAGTCATTGTCAGCCTCTTTGGTTGCCCTGACAAACATTGCATCAGGGTCATACATAGCGCGGCGCATTACCTTTTCTTTGTCCTCAAGCCATGCGCGGCCATAATTATCAACATTCTCATCACGATTTGTTGATATGTTGTACCACTCCTTATTTTTAGGGCGCAGCATGGATGAGACAGTTGAGCCAAGCTCTCTGCGCGTTAATATCGGAAAGGATGTTGTAAGGTGATTTGCAAACTCCTCACCAATAGAACGTCCAACCGTAAAATCAGCACGCTCAGGATAAAAATGATCAGCCTGCTCTTGATGTAGAGACAGGAGGGGAGACTTCTTTCTAAAAAGATAATCACCCTGCTTAATTAATTCCTTTGCGCGCGTATCTTCCATTAGTACCCACCACCAAGCTTATCGCCTTGAGTTAAAACTGTTGAGGCACGGCCAGAAGTACGCTGCCTTTGTGCGGCCTTACGTCTTTCAGAGCGCTGTATCTGCTCCTCATCTGGCATAGGTATTGGTTTTGGTGGTGGTGGTGGCGCAGGTGCGGCCTTTGGTTTTTTAAATGGATTGCCCATTGAAACACTCCGTATGATAAATCAAACAAGAAGGCACTTCATATTCACTTAAATAGGCACTTGATACCGCTATCTGCGGCGATTTGAATAACCAACATTTACGGATGTTTTACCCGATGGTGTTGATCGTCTGGCTTTTTGATGACCCATCTTAACCTGTGGGTTTTGATCACTGTTCCACATAGTAGCATAACTATCGGCCTTTTGGCCATCCGTCCATGCCATAATAACAGCATCACCACGGTCAGGTGAGCGACCAAGATTTTTTATTAAATCCTCTTTTGACGTAATTTTCAACTCAAGAAACCCGCCACTTGATCTTTTATAATCAAATAACGGTGCAGATAAATCAGCAACCAGCTTTGGATCATCAGGCAGTGCAATGTCACTACCGCCGGGTTGCTCAGGGTCTAACGCCTCTCTGAAACGCCAATAAGCCTCTGCTCTTTTGTTGTAAAACGAAAATGTACCGCACTTAGAACGTGCCTTTGAGCCTGCCCCGCCCTTATATTTTGCATGCTTAATCTTGTTATCACTCATTCTCTCTGATGTTGCACCACCAAAACCACCACCCATATCAAGAATAGGCAATGCTCCATCACGCCTGTGTGCAACAACAAGAGAAACAACGGATTTACCATCGG